GCGCAGTACCGACTTTTCCCTTTGCAAACCACAACCGTGCAGATCGTTAATCTGGGTAGGTCTTGTGTGGTTACACCAAATTTGGTGCGGTACTCATATCCTTTCGGTTTCCTGCCTCGTCGCCACCGAGGCAACCCACTTGGGCCTTTGCGTATTGGACCTGGATCAGGACAGTCGTCGTCCTACAGCTCGCCCAGGGATTACTTCGGGTCATAAGTTGGATGTTGGCCAGATATATCGATTGGAGGCTACTGACCGGCCCCACTTTCGATCAGTGGCAAACAAGGGAGGACTGTGAGATAATTCGGCTAGTCGGGTGACTATCTCCTCATGTCTCGAAGTCTTTGGGCCCCGCAGGCCACCGACTACTAAATATTAAACCATCGTTTTGCTTATTTCAAGTTCTTTTGGGGGTGCGATGGGTTCGACAGCAGATAAGGCCCAATGGGACTTTGCTGGACGCAGGTTCGACTCCTGCCATCTCCACCAGACATTATATCGGTTTGAAATATTCTTTGACTAATCTGAATGATTTCAATACGTTAAGAATGTATTGAATGTCATCTTCTTTGTCATTCGTGAATCGGCTGCATAACTGGCTATCATTTAATCTATGTCGCAGATCATCTTCTAGCCAGCCAATGCGCCTGTCAAGCTCATCTGAAATCATGCTGTCTCTAACGTCTTCTAGATATTCTTCCAGCATGTTGTTTGTGTCTTGCATGTCTCACCTGTTTCTTGATTCAGAGTCAATTTTGACTTCTGATTCAATCAACAAATCTATGTAATGTCTAGCCTTTCTTAGATCTTCAACACCATTTTTTAGCTTATACCTACAAACATACTTAATAACATTTCCAACAATATAGCCTAAGTCATTGATTGTTATGAATTCTATTGGCTGTATTTTGAAAGATTTGTAATGGTTGCCACCAACTTGTTCTTTTAATGCGCTCATGTCTCTATCCTTGGTCTAACTGTGAATCGATGTGTCTCACCTTCTGTTTTGTGGTAGGTGATGACTTTTGCACCACGCTGAGAAACCCAGCCGCCCCTGGCAGCATAGGCATCTCTGCCAGATAATGTTGGATGTTGCTCTATAATGGCACCAGCGTCCTCTACAACGCGCTCATGGTGCATATGCCCTGTATGGATATAGCTATGCTTTGCAGCGCCCCAGATCGCTCTATAACGCGGCTCAGATGAAAACAGCTTTTGCAACTGGCCCATTCTCATTTTATGACCGTGGTGAAATGCCAGCATGATTTCACCCCACAACATGGCATAGTATGGGAACTCGATGTCCATGACTTCAACCCTTGGATCTTCTGAGAACATATGCTTAATATGCTTTCTGAGCCATACAGATCCAGCCATATCGTGGTTGCCTTCTGCCTGGACGACTATAACCTTCTTAAATCGTTTCAGCATGATCTTAATGGCCTCTGTCATGACCTCCATAGACATATCCACTAGCTTGCCATATCTAGTGTCAGCATCGAGTAGATGGCCGCTGGCTGGCGTAATAGCTGACAGGGAATCGAAGTGTAAGAAGTCTCCAAGCTGGTTCAGAACCCCAACCTCTGATTTTGGACATGCAGATATCATGTCGTTGATCGAGTTTAGAAACACATCTCTCGCGATTGCTACATCCCAATCATCGCCGGTCTCATCTGACCAGGAATACATACCCAAATGAAAGTCAGTAATGGTGAGCAAAGAGAGCATGTTTTCATCTGCGGTCTCTTTGTATGGCGTTGGCTTGAATGGTTTGTAATTTAAGCTGCCCTGCTCAAGTCTATCTATCAAAATCTGAATGTTGCGTTCTTTATCACTGGCCGACTTGACCCATTGACCTGTGACCATTCCATCTGCGTTGTAGTAGGTTGATATGCCTTTTGCTATGTATCCATCAGGGACAGCGTGGGTCATATCGTGATCTGGCGAATAGCCTTGTTTTGCGGCTTTAGATATTAATGAATTAATGCTTCTGCGGATATTGGCGCGGTCTTTGTTCAGTATTTTGGCAACTTGAGTATATGATTTATGCTCACAATACAAACAATACTCATCCCATTGTATATCTGTCGCATACTTTTTCAGATTATGGTCCATTTTTATTTTTCATCCATTCAGAATTCTGTGGATTTGACAATTTCACACCGTGATCTATTGCCCATGCGTAAATATTGTTCAAAAACTCCATCATCTCGCCTTTATCTAGCTTAGATGTTGACCTGACTTGATTTGGGATTGTGGTCTTTCCAACCTTGATGTCTTCGGTACCCAAAAACATGTTTTTCATCAGATATTTAATACCCTCTTCATCGACATCAATTTTAGGAGAAAAGTGATTTGCCATCTCGCTGAACCAGATGTGCATTAAAGCGTTTTGAGAAAGGCTTCTTGACGGCGAATAGACTTCTGGCTTCCATGCTAGTGGCTTGCTGTAATCCCAGTCTTCCATGACTTTTCTAAACGACTTTATTGCAATGTCGATTTCATTTCGATGCCGAACTAGATAGAAGACGCCTTGCATTATATTATGCCTTTTTTCAATTTTGCTGCATTTACAGATCTAGCAATTGTCTTTGTAAGCCTGATATCTTCATCTTTGATAGCTGACTTTCCTTGCTCTATAACCTGAATCTTGCCGCCTTTATCCAAAAATTGTTTTACCAAATCGTCTATCTCATTAGACAATTCCTGTTTTTGCTTAATGGTTGGTATTGGCTCTACCAGCGGCAATCTTATTTCAATCATTGGACAAACCCAAAAACTCATCCAGACTCATATTAAAATATTTAGAAAGTGAAGAAACAAGCGATATCTTCATATCTTTGGAGTTTCTCCATCTGCTGACTTGCTGACAATGCACTTTGAAATTAGAGGCGATAGCTACATTGCTAACGCCCCTGATTTCTTGTGCGATTCTAATTGATCGCCCAATGTTCATAACAACTCCTAGAATGGAATGTCGCCCAAAAACTTCTCACCAGATGGCTTTTGCTCTTTTGGCTGGAATGCAAACGTCACGACAGGAGATGTGTCCTTGTCGTCTCTGCCTTTCCAGGCTGATATCCAGTATTCCACACCATCAATCATTGCGCTACCACGCCACTGTGGATGCTTTTCGCTTTTACGATCAGCATTCTTCCAAATGGCTCCGCGATTATTGTTATCAAACTCCATTATTTTCTCCTCAGTTTTTTGCTTTCAGTTAATATGACATCAGCCGCAGAATTAACGACATCAGCCAGTACATTGATGTACTCATCATCTCGATAGACGCGCACAATCAAATCTTCCATTTCGGGATGGAACGACATAAAGTCCCACCATTCCCGCCCAGTTATCCATAAGCATCCCATGACTTGTTGCTTGTATATTACTGGTAGTTTCTGCGATCTCAAATACCCAACATGAGTAGAGGCTGATGGGCATTTAATCTCAAGACCGCCATTATCTCCCACAAGACCATCTGGCGAACACCCAGCCATGATGGTGTCATGAAGGCAAAACCCAACCTCTGTAACTACATTATCAGTTGTTAATTCATACATAGCCCTGGCTTGCGGCTCTAACAAGTTACCGCGAGCCATATGCTCGTTTTTATAACTTTCTTCAACAGTTCCGGTTATTAGATATGCTATTAAGCTATTAATGTACGCTTCTGCTGATGTGGACGGCTTCCCTGCCGCAGTAATTAGCTTGGAAAAGTTGCTGGCGGAGGGGACGCCAGCTCTGGCTTTATGCCACTCTTCACTTCCCTGCTCGCATTCAAGCACTAGCATTTAGTTTTCTCTTCAGCATTGTTAGAGCTTTGTCATGCTGAGATGTCTTTAGCTGCTCAACAGTATCTACGCCAAATGCCTGACAGAACTTTTCCATGTCGCTTTTGCTATTGATAATCATCATTCTAATGACTTCAGCATCTGGACCGCTAATATAATTGTCGTCGGATTCAACATGAACATCTAAATCGTCGCCAGCATATACTGTGAATCCCAGCCCAAACATTGCCAAACACTTCACAAGCGCCCTCATCTTGCAAGTGTTGACAGCAAAGGCGTCAGGATGCTTTATGGCTTGGTTTTTGTAGTTCATAACCGGCAACCACATTGATCGACGAATTTGATGCTCGCCTTTGACTATTGTTACTGTTGATGTTATCTCAACAGTACCGTCATCCAGCACATGCATTGTGAATGCATAATTTGTGTTTGGGTATTTTGACATGAGTATGCCCCAAGCCCATGCCCAAGATAGATAGTTTAATCCGTTTTTCTTTTCAACGTGTTTTGACACGTCGATCTGAGACAGGGTGTCCCAGATTTCTTTTGCCAGATCGTCCATAGTTGTTCTCCTGATGTCTGATAATATTGTATCAGATTGGAGCAACTAAACAACAATTTTGTTCAATAAGACCAAATGGCCGGTGATGGCAGGCTATCGTCTACATCTAGATGGATAAACCTGGATGATCCTTTCTGATTGACACCTATCCTCTTGATACTGTGCCTCAGAGCCACTGAGAGCAGCGTGATGGCTTTATCGCCAGTGACGCCTATGTCTATGGCCTTGCCGCTTGAATGGGCGCCAGGAGCCTTCTTGGCAGCTTCTATTGGGTGATCAGGGCATCTGTATGCAGAAGTCACTGGAAATGCGAATCCGCACTCTTGCCTGATAAGATTTAATCTGAGCAAGAAGTCAGGGTCAAACTTGTATGCGCCACAATGCTGACAGCTTAACTCCTTCTCGCTGAAATAGCTCATTTGCGATGAACTCCAATAGATTTTTCGTAAGTTCGCAAACCACCCAGGCCCAGCATCCCAAGCAGCACGGGCATCATAGTGTCCAGCGGCACCAGCGGGATAGTAATGCTCACCCCAGCCAGTCCAAGCGCAAAATTAGCAAATGGAGTGACGATGAAATTGCCTGCCATTGCAAACACGCAGCACCATCCAACAGCGGGTCGCCAGCCAGACTGGAACCAGTTACCTGTTGCCTCAACCTTGTTTACCTCAATTTGCGCGAGGTTCTGCTGCGCTATCAGCTTTTCTGACATCGTGGCTATATCATGGGCCAAGGCATTTCTTTGATCTTTATCTTCGACGAATTTGTCGAGCAAACCAGCGATTGGCGCGATTAAATCTTTGATCATGATGTCCTGACCAAGACTGCTTCCACAAAGATAGCAACCTCGTTTGTCGAGCTTGAGCTTTTGGCCTCAAAGCTAAAGTCTGTCTTTTCTGCTAATTTAAACGGCACCTGTCGATCATAACTCACTTGAGATGTTGCAAAAGTAGCTTCAGCAACTCGCAATTTCCGACCTGCTGATGTGTTTGTCACATTTCTGATTGTCAGATATTTATTGCCGTTTGTTGTCGCAGAGTTCACGTCTATCCGAAACAAATATAATGAGTGATTTCGAGGGACCGTATAAATACATGCCTGCATCACACCAGTTGCAGCCTCAATGTAGCCATATTTTACAGCCGCATTAACCGCGTCTATATTTCCGATATTTTCACCAGTCAGCATGATCATCAGGTTAATTCTGAAAAACAATGCAGTGGTTACTGTGCCGCCATTAGCCAGGGTAACAACTTCTGAGATTATATTATAATTAGTATCAAGCCCTTCAATGATAAGAGTCTTGCCATAATCAAGTGCGCTTGATGTCGTTACAGTTAACGCAAGACCAGTTGATGGGAAGGTAAAATTCCCACCATCATTCCAAATTGTTTCGTAATCAAGTGCCACGGTTCTGTTAAACCCAAACAAATTTACTGCAGAAGCGCCTTCAAGATTGCCCCTGGCAACATCGAATAGAAAGTTTGGCGTTGACATGTTCCCTAAAAATTGGCTCATTTTATAGTCCAGAGTATTTGACAATTGCTGTTATTATTACGCCAGCACCTAGCCAAAACGCTTTCTCTAATAGAGAATTTAAGCTAGAACCAGATATTAGTTCCTCTCTAGTCTGATCAATAGCTTTTGAATGACCATTCAATCGCTCTTCATGTCGATCCATGCGGGTATTGATGCTAATCAGTTTTTCATCCATCCTGGCGATAACCGCCATAGCG